TGTGACCACCTACGAAAACTATGTCAAGGATGGTGCTACTGTCTATCGTGCTGAACTCAGCAACTACATCCAAATCTTCAGACGCTCAGTCCGTGTGTCCCCGCTTACGCAGGATATCTCGACTGTCGCTGGTGTCCGTGACGAACTCGCTAACAATGTCGCTAAGGGCATCCAAGCCATCAAGCGTGACATGGAAGCCACGATGTGCGGTACGCAAGGTGCTCAGTTGGACAACGGCACAAACGCCTACCTCACCAGAGGTCTGGACAAATGGCTGAAGCCTACTGGCTCTATCGACACAGTTCTCCCCTACGACACCCAGTTCGCCACCCCTGCGGCTAACCGCAACACCACGGCTACGACTGCCACGATGACCGAAACCCATGTGCAGGATGTCCTCACAGGCATCTATGGACAGACTGGTCAATATCGTGACTTCGACCTCCTCTGCGGTTCTGCCCTCAAGAGAGCGTTCACAAACCTCGCTTACACCACATCCCAGAACGCCAACACGAACACGGCTTCTGCCATCAGAACTCTGAACAGAGAATCTGACGCTCAGTCCTACATCTCGTCTGTCGATGTGTTTGAAGGTGACTTCGGTAAACTCCGTCTCCACCCCTCACACTTCCTCAAGGTGTCGGCTGGCGTGGGTAACACGACCTGCGGTTATGTCATCCCCTTCGACCAAGTGGAAATCCGTTATGGTGGCAATGTCGCTGGAGTGACTGCCCTGCCTAACGCTGGCGGTGGTGAAGCCCGAATGATTGAAGCGGTTGCTGGACTCTGCGTCTACAATCCTCTCGCCTTCGGTGTCTTCGACTTCGCTTCGTAATCGAGGATGTCAGACTTAATCCAAAGTCTGTCTGAGGTAATTCCTCCTCACCTTAGAAATAGGGTGCAGGAGGAACTTATCCGTGGCTGGAGACAAGAAGAAGTCAAGATGAAGGCTGTTGCAAAACAGAACGGACACTTCGACAGATTCAACTCCAACAAAGCCATCGAGGGAGTCGGACAGAAGATAGCATCAATTCCTGTCCAAGCATGGCATTACTGGGGTCAACGCCTTGGTTATGAGTGCTGGGAAGACAAGACATTTATGCGAGAATTCTTGAGAGACAACCCAGAGACTGCGGTTAAGAACTACGCCAAAAAAGCCTGTGTGAATGGTGCAATATTCACAGCGGACGGAACCATTATCAGATGAGAACTACTGACTTCAGCCAAGTGCTGTTCGATGCACTTCAATACTCTGGTAATGACCGCCACAACATCACGGACGAAACATTCGCCCAGTTCCGTGATTTCGCTTCATCTCGTATGAGGGAAGCATGGGAATCAAACCAATGGTCAGATGTCTGCCGTATCGTAGACTTCACGACCACTCAAGATGTAAGCGGGACGAACTACTTCGTGCCATCTGCTGACGCTTCGGAAATCCTTGGTGTGTGGAATAAGAACCCACAGGACACCAGCAGAGCCAAGCAAATAGATTATCAGATTTACAACGAAGGTTCTGAAATCAGAATCATTCTTCCCAGCATCATCGCTGATGGCTCATACCTGTACAGGCAGAACTGTCCTGCACTCACAGGTGACCCATACAACTCCAGCATACCCTACTATTCTGGAGTACAAATTTACTTCGACTCTGGCTCTGGAACTGGCTCGACCACTCCTGTGCAGGGTAAGCCCCATTCGGGCAACTTCTACATCTGCGTGACCCCATCCACATCGGCTGGGCAGAATCCCACAACGCATCCTGCGTACTGGGAGAAGGTCAACATTCCGTATATCTTCGGCTCGTTTATGGCTTGGGGTGCGGCGGCTAACTGGTATGTCTCTGAAACAATGATTCAAGAGGCGGCTGTAATCGAGGGCAAGGCTAATCAAATCCTTGAACAAGAATACGACAAGTTCCTGCGTCAGCAGGGTCAGTTCGGCAAAATCAACATGAACAGAACTTATTAATTTTATGTCAATCATCTCAACATCCTCTCCGTTCCTGCGTAGTTATTCTACCACGCAAACGACCCTTAGCACCACGAAGGTTCAAGTGCTTACCCCTCCTGCCAACATCACTACCAAGCGTATCGTTGTTGTTATCCAGAACACATCTGCGACAGATACTGTTCAAGTCATGGGTAACGCCACGGACACAGTTGGCATCGTCCTTCCTCCTACATCTCAGTTCTCAATCGACAATTACCAAGGTGGTCTTTGGGCTGTTGCCAATGCTGGCACTCCTGCCATCAACATCACAATCGGCTCTGTCTAATGAGTATCAATGTTTCTGTCGGTGTAATGATTCCAGTCGATGTGCTGGAAGTTGGACAAGAAATTTCTGCTGACCAACTTGCGGCTATCCAGAACGCTTCAATGGCTTCTGCTAGTAATCCGATGATTACAAAGGACAAGGCTCTTGCCAATGCCCTTGCTTCAATGGTTCAATACACTTGGAGTACAGGAAACGATTCAGATAGAACTGCTTGTGGCATTTCCAATGCTGGGATTCTTGCTGGCACAGGTTCATTTGCTGGAATCTGGGATGGAACTACTGCAAGTTGGGGATTTCCTGCTTTTTATACATCAGCAAATAATGGTTCAACAACACAGTTATATGTCATTGTGAACAGCACATTGTCAGATTTTGCTATTCAAAACTAATATGTTTACATTCCTTCTTTCACTCACAGTAATCGTCCTTGCATTCCTTGGAGGCTTCTACGCTGGCATTAAGAACGCCAAGTCGGAGAAGGTCTCTTGGGGTAAGGAAATGTTGAACAAACTGAAGTCTAAAGACTAATGGCTGATGGCACATACCTAAAGGATGGCGATGCAGGGTTCATAGGTCTAAACAGCCGTGACAACCCATCCGCATTGCCACAAGGGTATGTATCAGAGGCTAGGAATATCAGAATGGATAGAGGTGTCGCTTCAGCCAGAAAAGGGCTTGAGAGACGCACCAAGGGCTTGCTTGCTGGCAACGATATATACGGCTCTTGCACCTATATCGACAGCAATGGGCAAGAAATCATAGTCGTAGTTACAACGGATAAACTCTGGACTTATAATCCACAGACCGACTTCCTTGATACTGCAAAGACCTTCCCAGCGGGGGAGACGATTACCACTAGCGATGGGTGCGATGTCATCCAAGCAATGGATAAGATATTTATCACAAGAGGATATCTTAAGCGTCCGTTGCTGTGGGATATGACGGCTTCTACGCTTACTGTATTTCCCGCTGTAACTAGCGGTAGTGCTGGTCACCAGTTCCCTAACCCCAATGTACTGGCTTATTACGGAAACCGCCTTATAGCCCAAGCCAGACACCATAATGACACCACACTTGCCAGACATAGGGACTCCGTTAGCGTTAGTAATTATCTAGACTACGAGCATTGGGATGTGTTGGATGTGTTTACCTTCAATAACGGAGGTAACGACCAAGTTGTTGCTATAGCCCCTTGGACACTAAATGAGTTCATTGTGTTCATGCGTCACAGCATCTTCTATGTCAATATTGGCGTAGGTAGATATACCACAGGAGACCCCCTTTCTAACGACTCATTTATCAAGACCCTTGTCACAGACATGGGCTGTATCGCTAACCGAAGCGTAGTCCAAGCGGGTGGCGGTATTCTGTTCCTTTCTGATAACGGAGTTTATTTTATGAATCCAACGGCTGTTGGCTCTAACGAGTCAATGCGTCTGTTGACAGCAGATTCACCCCTTTCAGCACCTATAGACGATGTCATTCAGCGAATTAACAGAGATTACGCTCATCGTTCTGTGGGCTGTTATTGGAATAACCGCTATCATCTTGCTGTCCCTCTTGATGGCTCTGACAAGAACAATGCCATTCTTGTTTACAATTTTATCATTAAGGCTTGGGAATCTGTCGATACCTTCCCTGCTGGTATAGATGTATTTAATTTTGCAGTAGCCAAGTACAATAACCAGAGACGGCTGTTCATTATTGACACCGACCAAGGCATCTTTCTTACAGAAGAACTCAACCACGATGAGTACGGAAACGCTGTAGGAATTCCTAATATTCCAGCATACTTGCCGTTTTACCTAGGTCAAACAGAGTACGAAAGCAACTTGATAGACTCTTCTCTTACAACAAGAAGATATACATTTGGCACATTTGCGGATAAAAGATTCAGCGGTACTGAAATAGACTTTCAATTCCAAGCAGGGTCTGCTATTGAGACTGAAGCCATAGTTGCAAATGAAGACACATCTGTACTTATTGATTCTTATGGTTCTGGTTCTAGTAACGATGAAACACGAAGAACTCCAATTCGTAAATTTGGAACAGGAGTTCAACTAAAATTTACAACTAAAAGCCTTCGTCCGTCTGTACGCTCTGCGTTTGTTTACGGAAGCCTTAAGGTTAAAAACACTATATCTAAGAAATAACAATGCCACAACTTATTAAAAACGAAACATTTGCTGACGGAGAGTTAGTTACAGGGCTTAGACTCAATAACATTATTGACTTGGCTACCCTTGGCACTCAATCAATCACAGCACAAACAGCGGTATCATCTTTTGATATTCAATCTAGTGACTATCTTCTTGTTTATGATTCTTCTGCAAACGCTTTGCGTAAGGCTTCAATTGATGACATCTTCCGTAGCGGACAAACTGTAAAATATGCTGGGATTTCTGGAATTGCAGGGGCTGACCTTGCTGTTGCTATTGCCAGCGGTTTTTCATTTGTCATTAATGGAAATACAAACATTCCTGCTAACTTAACAGTAACTGGACTTGTTCAAGGAGGTACAGGTAAATTTACAACTGAACTTACAATCCCTGCTGGAACAACTGCTACTCGTCCTGCATCCCCTGTGGCTGGAAGCGTTAGGCTTAATACTGATACTGGGTTTACTGAAGTTTGGAATGGAACTACTTGGACAAACTCAAGTATTCTTGGAACTGAAAACACATTTACGGCTAAAAATACATTCTCTAATACTGCTGATGTAACTGGTGCGTTTAAAGTTAACGACAGAGTTGGATTTGCATTATATCAAGTTTATGAAGAAAGCATACCTTATGCCGCCCAATATGGAACAGGTGGTGGTGTTGTTTGGACTTCGCAATTATTTACAAAACCAATTGATGAAATTTGGGTAATTGATATTGATGTTGTTATTTACACAGGCATTAGAAATACCTCAGTAAATTGGGGTTATCCAAATTTTAGTTTTCTTAATGGAGGTATAATTCTTACAGGAAGTAATTCCCCATCAGGAACTATGGTTCTTAATGTTGGAACTACTAAAACTTTAGACGCTATTACACTTGCACTTACCTATGCCCAAGTAATTCCAAGTGTTGGTGGTTTAGGTGACGATAAATTAAGAATTTATAAATATAAAACTGCCAGCAATTCTATGTTGACTGGGAAATCATACACAAACAATGGTACATCAGTTACAGTTACATCTACAGCCCACGGACTTTCTGCTGGTCAGTATATCAATGTCTACGCAGACAAGTCTTCGCTTTCTGGAAGATATATTCTTACATCTGCGGCTACGGATACATTTACATACGCTAACTCAACAGCCGCTGGCTCTGGTACTCTTGCTTATATTGCTTAATGCTCCTTAACTCCATCATAGACTTCATCTATGCGAATCGAAAGAATGGTCGCAGGGGTTGCTTTATGTGGAGCAATGAGGGACTGGACAATTACATAAAGTGGGCGTTCAGCAAGAACGGCTTGTTGTTGGCTCTAAGTGACAACAAGATTAACGGAGTGGCTGTCGTGTACGCCTTGCCAAGCAAGCACGATGGGACTGTGGCTGGGC